CCCAATTCCTACATAGAGGTAATTCACTCATTCTCCTCTTCCCTGGTGACAAGCATCGTCACCTCCGACGGACGACCCACTTTGAAGGTGAGTCTCAATTCTGATTTGATCGTCCGCGAGCCTAACTGGGCTCTTTCTCCAGTTAATTACCTGCTCAAGGTATGCACGGTAGGGTTGCATCCAAGGATATTTCTCGTTTTCAGGAATTAACAGTTTTATCCTCCAATCGGTCTCAAGAACTTCCACATCAATTCGATGTAAGTCCTTCAGCTTGAGGTCCCGATTCGCTCCAAATTCACGCGTCATCTTGCGATGGTAGTAGAAGTCTCTACGATGTTCTAAATCGTATCTTAAATCATCTGCCAACTCAAGTGGTTGTTTCTTCTCTATGAAACAGGTCTGTAAAAACCCGAGAGATGCAAGTTTCTTTTGTTTTTCTTGCACCTTCAACCATCCTTGACCTTCACATTGGAAGCGTACACTTAATCCTCCCGTAAGTCCGATAACTTTCGCGGCCTTCACGGTTGTCTCCGGTACACATGGAAGTTTACCCAGATAAGTGTCACTCAAAGGTTGACCACCGAAAATATGGTTGAGAGCCTCAGCTCTCATGGTCCCTTCAGACTCAGATACAAACTCTGAGCTCGACTCATCCTTCAACTCCGACATGTCCATTGATATGTACGGACGAACAACTCCTTTTTTCTTGAGTTGATCGATACAGTTCCGCACACGGAATTGCTGATAGGGCGATACTGTCATATCGTCCTTAGACCCATCCAAAGGTAGGGGAATACCCAAACCCCCTAGATTAGGTCTTAAATGCCAAGATATATTATCCATCTTGGTGAGGTGCAGTACATCATAATGAGTCCTATACCATAGGGACTCGGCTGCAAGTCTGATGTCTTTTCCAGACTCTGAGAAACCTCTGATCCATGCCTTATGGGCACTAGCGAGCTCTAGTGGATCTTTAATCTTATTCGCGGATCCAGCACTCCAAGGGGATAACCCTGTCATGTTGGCATAAGGACAGTCCGCAACTTCATTATCATTTATTCTATAGAATAGCTCACTATTTATAACACAAAACTCATCCGAGAAATATGTTTTTCCTATAGAATTCTCTAGTCCTACCTCTCCAGCGAGTATGGCCCAGGTTTTGAAATCATCCTGGGTACCCTTGAAGAGACCATCATCCCCGTTCACCAGCATCGCCAAGTCGAAGTCTACTTGGTGGGGACTGCATGTCAGACTCAAAATAGCAGCGTTACAAATACAGAGTACTATAAATGATAGTATAGACCCCATTAGCTGACCATTTTGTTGCTCAATCTCTGTATACGACTTTTTGAAATTTACCAAGTCAGTATATCGTATCTTATGTCCACACAAGGACTCTAGACAGAGATCGTAAGGTAGGTCGCAGATCCTACAAATTTGTTCAAGGACATAAGCCGTGAAGTGCTTACTGAGATTATCAGTAGCGGCCTTATAGTCCACAGATATCCACTTAATTCCCTTCTCTATTTCTTCGATACTGAGACGAGGGATATCATCACTACAACAGGGACGTCCTGTTAGTGTGAACCAATGAAATCGATGTAAGCATTCCCATAATGATTTCTGTGCTCCTTTCAATGCATACGAGCACCAACCGCTCTCAGCGGTGATAACCCTGACCTTTAATGGCTCGGGTAAAGCGACAGGCCGGGCCTCAACTCTAGAGGTAACCGGAAAATCCACGAAACAGCGATTAGGAAGACTGATAAACTCAGTCTCATCGCCCACACGGAAACATGTTCCCCAACACTCACCACTGAATTCCCTCTCGGGACAACAGCACCAAGGATTGAGTAAATATTCCGTTAGTTTCGGAGGTTTTTCGACTACTTTCAAGTTAGTCCCCTCGTCGAGATCTATAGTCTTAGCCAAACCCAAACAACCTCCTTTGGCCGATGAAGACTCAAAAGAAGCATTTGGACTTGGTGTCCACCACTCCGTAGGGTGTTTGTAATTTCTAAACACCTTTTCACATATTCTACGGACTCGCTCTCTTAACGATTGATCATGTGGAGTCAACCAATTGTTGAACTTTATCCTCCTCTCCACAGAATCCGGCACCTTATTATCGTCTATAAGGTTCGCCTTAGGTACCTTTTCCATAGCTTTTCTGTGCTTGGACAGGCTCTCGGCCTTCATCTCATCAGATGAGACGGGACACCCCTTCTTAAAATATAAGAAGTTCTGGGTGAACTGGTACCTCCTCTTCGTACTCCACCTTTTCATGTGGATCAGTTTCTTACGAAGGAATCTCTTTTGACGTGGTGTGCTTGGAAAGAAACCCAACTCACATCCGTAAAGCTCACTTTCGGGCAGAGCCTCTTGTTTATGTACAAGGTTAAACATGCTTACCGATTGATGCTTTGCAAAACTTTCCGCTTTTCCTATCATATACAACTTAAGCCAGAATCGTAAGATTCGAGTATAAGAAGTAACTTCGGCATTAGTGAGTCTAGTATGTTCAGTACTAAACTCCCTAAAACCGAGTGATGAGAAAAGCGCCCTGGTACGTTCGACCATTTGGAGCGCTCTCATAGCGTCCTTGCATCTCTTTGCATTTCCATCTGCGTCCTCCCTTTCAGCAAAGATAACCAAATCTTTCACTGCTCTCTCCCTACCTACAGTTGTAGGACTTGTCAACTTCGAGAGTAAGTCAACAAGGGGACTTTTAGTTAAACGTGAACCGTCACACGAATAACCACACGTATCACCTGCTGTGTTGATCTCTTTGAGAATTCTCTTAAGATCAGATGTACAGAATAGATATTGCATTTTGGCTGTAGGAGGGTTGGCTTTCCGCTAACTTTTCTCTCCAATTCCGGTATCTGTTC